TTAGTTGGTTCATCTTTCAAATTAGCTCTAAAGATAGGATATGCTCGATCACCTGCTAAATAGCAAGCTTTGATACGATTAACTTCATTGATAATGGAAGGGTCAAATTCTACAACTTCGGTTATACCTTCAATTTTGATTTCACCAAGAGTGGCAAAATCAGCTTTTGGTTTATTATAAGGCCAACCTGTAGAAGTAGACATTGGCATTCTATCAACAGAGTAAACTCCATCTGCACCAGAGGCAGCTGTTTCAATTGTATAAACATGTATCATGTCTTTCCATTGTGGGTTTGCTTGAAGAGTTTCATTGATTGAGATTTCATAATCCCGCTCGGCTGCAGAAACTAATGATGGATCCATCATGCCATTAGTGTTGGCACAGTTATTAAGATCTACCTGCCATGGCTTATAAGAATTCATATTCTTAGGTGGTCCATGTAATTTTGGTAAACCCATAACACGTTCAACATCTTTGGAAATTTTGGTGGTAACTACACGAGATTTCCAGTGTCGTGTTGGTTTTGCATGTTGTCCATAAATAAAAATACAACCTTGAAGTAAAAAGCGAGTAGGACTTTTATTAGATGATTCTGAAAGAGGGCCTGTTTCCACACCCATCATTTCAGTTGATAAAGTACCCTCATTTAAAAACTTAAAATTGAATGACTCAATAGCAGGTTTTAAGTCAGCAGCTGAAATAACAGCGCTTGCACCTGTTCGTGATCCTGGTATTCCAGCAAGATGAAATCCTGCAATATAAGGAAAACGAGCATCAGCTATAACTGGTGCCATGCACAATCCATCAAAGGTATCAAATGATAAATTATATTGATGACCTTTAAGAACAATGTCATCACTAACACGAGTAGTTCTTACAGAGGCTGATAATCTGCTGATGTTAACATCAGCTGTTGCTGATTTATGAACTAAATAACCATTGAATGGTCGTTGAAGTTCTTCTTCAGGTAAATAAGATAGCATATTCTTGTTTGGACCACCTTGTGGTAGATCTACAAGTGCATAATCCTTACCTGGAATTCTGTAAATACATTCAGCATTAACAACAGCTTCAAAATTAGGACCAATAGTGTTTGGTTCAACTCTAGTAACTGTTAAAACAGTTGTTACACCAGGTTTAAGCATATGACCAGGAACAAGCCAAAGAGTATTGCATATAGGAAATATATCACAACGAGCTCCAGTTCCGTCAGAACGTTTAAAATCTGCAAATGCAACTTTTTCTGAAATTACAGTTAATAGTTCATCAAGAACTCGAGTTCGTGTTTGGCGAGATAAAGGTAAACGAGTGCGTACAATTGGTTTCCAAACTGTCTTTTTCTCGTTATCCATAGGTCTTGGAACACTTTGTAAAGATCCTTGTGATTCAAATGATTTCCAAAAAGATCTCATAGCCATAACAACAGACATTGATACAAATGCACCTAATAACGCTTTAAAAAGCATTGGACGCGGATAATGAAACGTTCTGATATCACGTAAACAATTTCGCAAGAAATCTGGGTGATTTGCTATGCGATCTACAACACGCATTTGATATGGTACATAATCACGTGTAGCAACAAAAGTTGAACCTGTTATAATGAGAACAATTAATGCTACAATTTTAAGTTGAAATAACATTAATAAAAGAGCAAGCACTAAAGTTCCACCATAATAGAGTCTTTTACATGCAATGACAGCTCGATCTAAAAATATATAAGAACGTGGAAGCCAAATAATAAATTTTTGAGCCTTAATGACTGCAGCCAATAAATAAAATAAACAAG